TGATCTAGGCATTCTTCGTAGGCGTGTTGCAGTCTCGCCCGCAATTCTAGATCGTTTTGCGCGAGCGTCATTCCATACTTGGCAATGCCGATCCGCTGCCGTGCCGCGATGTCCGCGCAGACCTGGGCTTCGATGCCGGTTGGTTGATCGTTCATGGTTTTTTGCGTTCGATGTGGCTCAGGATTCTGAATATCAGATTAGCGAGCCGTGGATGGCCGGCCAGGATCACGGCTAGGGATCGGGATAGGTGACTCATGGCTCGTGCTTAAAATCGACGATCACTCGCGCCATTTGAACTGCCGTCTTGACCGGCTTCGCCTTCTTGCCGTTCGCGCCGGCCAGCATTCCGTGCCCGCCGCGACCGTTGTCCCACAGCCACCAGTCAAGCCAGCCGTCCGGGTCGATGATTTGCACGGCGTCTTCAAATGCGCCCCAGATGGATTCGTGCAGCTCGCCCTCGGTGTCCATGCACCCGGCCTTGATCGCTGCGTTGCAGGCATCGTCTAAGCGATTGTATGAGGCTGTCAGGGTTTCGATGATGCCTTGCCAGTGTTTGATTTGTTTTGTGCGGTTCATTTTGTTTGATGGGTAAGCGAGCAGTTTCTCGACATGCTCAGGTCGGCATGGGGAAATCAGAGCAGCGTCAACTGCGACTTGGCGTTTGCGAGGTTTTGCGAAGCTTGGTTGAAATACGATTCTTTTAGCTCACTGCCGGTGAACTTACGGCCAAGCTCAAGCGACATCACGCCTTCGCTTCCGATGCCGGTAAACGGCGAATAAACCAAATCGCCAGGATTTGACCACAGCGTCACGGCTCGTTCGATGACATCGAGCTGGAGAGGGCAAAGGTGTTTTTCGTCGGAGGGGCATCGAGCGGCCCTCACGTTAAGGACGTTAGTTTGCCGAATGTCCATCCAAACGGGAGAAGCCCACTGCTGCCACTGATCCAACGGGAAATCCTCGCGGGAATGCGTCACCGGGTTCTCCTTCATTTCCTCGGGATCACCCCACTTGCGGAAGATCATCAGATACTCCGCCATGCCGGTGCGCGTGTATTTCGAGTTGCCGCGAAGCTGCTTGTAAAGCAAGCCTTGCGCTTTTGTCCGCTGCATCTCAATCACGGGGTCTTTCCAGATTGTAACCTCGGCATGGTAAGCCCATCCAAGCTCAACGTGGGCGCGGATGATTTCACCCCGAAAGTCTCGCATCCCCGCCTTGCCGTCCCGGTTCGTGTAGTTCACGAGGTTCTTGCAATGCACAGCGGAAAGGCAACCGGGTTTTGTGATTCTCATCTTTTCAGCGATCAGGAACTTGTAATGCTCCATAAACTCCGCGTCATTGGAACAATTCCCCATGTCCTGCGCATCGGCGCTGTAGATGTAGAGCGAGGCGAACGGCGGCGAGTAGATTGAAAAGTCAATCGAGTTGTCGGCTAGCGACCGCGCGTAGCGGACGCAATCAGCATTGGCCACCGTCCACCCGTCGCCCGTTTTTGTAGTAATGTCAGTTTTCATTGTCAGTTGTTTGTCGTCTTCGTTTCTCAGGTATTTTGCAGCTTGTTTCATCGCGACCTGCATTTTCCGGTGAGCGTCAATCTTCGTGTTGACCACGGAAAGAATGCTTTGCTCATTCGGACCTTGGATCACCCATGCCGTAACCGGGAGCTTTTGACCGAATCGGTAGGACCGGCGAAGCGCCTGGTAGAACTCCTCGAATGAGTAGGTCAACCCGACGAAAACCACCGTGCTGCAATGCTGCCAGTTCAGGCCGTGGCCTGCGATCCCTGGCTTGGTGATGATGACCCGTGACAAGCCGGTCGTGAACGATTCCAGCTTGGACTCCTTTTGCGCCGAGGTGTCACTACCCCGAACCTCAATGGCTTCCGGGATCAACCTTTGCAGCTCGTCCGCTTCGTAATTCGTGTTGCACCAAACAATAACCGGCCCGTCAGTGCATGCCACAATGCGCGCGGCTTCCTTGCATCGAGCCGGGCAGGAAATCCGCATCTCCCTGTGAATCGTCGTAGCGTTCAGTTCCGGGTTGCGGAAAAGCTCGCCGTCGTCAGCGCCTTCCGTTTCGTCAATTTCAACGAAAACCGGAGTCATGGTGAGTTGAGGAAGGACGTAAGCCGATCCGTCAAAGCCGATATCTTCAGGGTTGGAAACGCAAGCGGCCCAACCCGAAACCCATTCCCAAAAGTCAGCCTCCGCGTGGCCCTTGAGTCGGTAGCTGCCAAAGTTCATCGTGTCGTTGATGAACCAGCGGGAAAGCATCTCATTCGACGGCATCACCCCAAGGAACTCGGCGTGCTGGCCAAACTCCATGAAGTCATTGGGCGCTGGCGTAGCAGTGCAACAGAGCCGGTAGGGATGATGGGCGAAAGTATCAGTCAGGAGCTTTCGGGTCTTTCCGGTGAAGTTCTTGAGGATTGAGCTTTCATCAAGCACGACTCCGACAAATTGCGAAGCGTCGAAGTGTTCCAGCTTTTCGTAATTGGTGACGAAGATTCCGCTGCCTGCGCATTCGTCCTGGTCTTTGACCACCTTGGCGGCAATTCCAAACTTCGTCGCTTCCTTCATCGTCTGATGAGCGACGGCGAGCGGAGTGAGGATCAACACCATGCCGCCCGTGTGCATCGCTACCTGATGCGCCCACTCGAGCTGCTGGAGGGTTTTCCCAAGCCCGCAATCCTCGAATAAGGCAGCGCGTCCTTGCTTGACCGCCCACTTGACGACGTGAGCCTGCCAGTCGAAAAGAGGCGCGGTGATTGGCAGCGGGTCAAAGCCTTGAGACTTTGCCTTGCGGCCCTTGGTTTTAACGAAGTCGTCGTAAGTGGTATTTGTCATGCGCCGGACTCGCTACCCCGCTGCCGGTCCCGCCTCAACAAAAAAGGCGCATCCCGCAAAAATAAACCTGACGAAAAAACTTGCCAGCCGTGCCGCCTTTACGAGCTGTAAGCCTCGCTAGCCCGTCAAGTTTTTCCCGCTGTATGACACAACTATTTTTGACGCTTTTTCTCGTCAAGCGAGCCGGTCGGGGGGATTGTGCGGCTGTCAACCGACACCAACCAAACGACACCATGACCACTATCCGCCGCAACTCTAAAGCCATCCGCGAGATCCTTTTGGCTGGCTACACCGCTAAAGCTTACTCGCTCGACAACGGATTTTCAGGCGAGTCTTGCGCCCTTGAATGGGTACGAGGTCACTATGACCGGCTTCCGTTCGCCAAGGCTTCCAAGCACGGCGAGCGCGTGACGATCAGCATTCACGGCAATCTCTGGTATGAGCTGACGCCTGAGCTTGTGAACGCCTAACCTTTCCCGCCCCGCCAGCCGGTGACTTGTCGTTAGGTAACGGCGAGCGGCGGCGGGGAACCACTCATTACCATGACACCAACCCAGATCGCAAACCTTGAGGCAGTCCTGCTCATGCTAGCCAGAGACTACAAAAACGCCTCGCCAACCGCGTCCGCCGCATATGCCAACGCCGCCTCACTCCTTATTGAGGCCGCTAGCAAGCCACGCCGCACCCGGCGCAAACTCACCACGCCATGAGCATCCTGGCCGCCGGCTTTGTCTGGGCTGGTTTGTCCATCCTCGCCCTTGTCGCCTTCAACCTTCTTTCCCGATCCAACTCTCACCGATGAAAACGCCGATCACCGATGCCGCCGAGTTCCCGGCTCACCAAGCCACCCGCTTCCACTACGGCGAAGACCCACTGGTTGACGCTTCGCTTGCCCGCCTGCTTGAGGCCGACCGCGCCGCGCTGATGGACGCTTTATGCGAAATCCACATCCTTTCCCATGATTACAGCGGAGAGGGATCTATTGCGCTAAAAGCCATTGAAGCCGCCCGGGCCAACTTTCCAAACGCATGAAACACCACGAATACGCCAACCTGTTCCCGATGCTCCCAGACGCGGAGCTTCAGTCTCTTGCTGCCGACATTGCAGCGAATGGGCTTCAAACTCCAATTACCACGCTGGACGACATGATCCTAGACGGTCGCAACCGGCACCGCGCCTGCGAGATTGCCGGGGTCGATCCTACCTTTGAAGAATACCTCGGCGGCGATCCGCTGGGATTCGTGGTGTCCCACAACTTGCACCGCCGCCACCTGACCAATGGGCAGCGGTCCATGATCGCGGCGAGGCTGGCGGATTTGAAGCATGGGACCAACCGGCACAATCTAGATGCACCAATTGGTGCATCTAGCCCCGAAGGCAAGACCCGCGACGAAGCCGCCGCCCAAATGAAGATTGGCCGAAGCAGCTTGGACCGTGCCAAGAAAGTTCAGCGCGATGGCATCCCTGAGTTGGTGCAAGCCGTCGATTCGGGCGAGATTTCCGTTAATGCCGCGTGGGGGGTTTCGAGTCTTCCCGCAGATGAGCAAGCCGCCGCCCTCGCTGATGGTGTTAAAGCGGTGAAAGCCAAGGGGAAGAAGGCCAGGGAAGCAGCAAAGAAGCCGGGACAGGGAAAGCCTCAAGCGCAACCTGAATCCAAACCTGCCCGCAAATCAGCGGTTCCCTCTAAGGAAGAAATTCTCAAAGACCAGCGGCGGGTGTTGGGCAACTTGAAGGCGGCATGGTCCGCAGCGCCAACCGCTATTCGCGAGGAATTCCTTGCGTGGGTTGAGGCCACAAAGATTTCTACGAACGCGTGATTTTAGAAGCACTACACCAAATAACAAAATGAAACGAGACACAAGAAGCCTGTTTAAGATCGAATGGAAAACACCGCAGCAACTGGTGGTGAAAATTACTCCTGAGGACGCCGAGAAGATTCTGGCAAACTACAACCACGGAAACCGCCTATTGCGCGGCGGTGGCGCGAGATACATCGCGCTTCAAATCCGGGCCGGGGAATGGGTCGAGGATCACCCGCAGCCCATTTGCTTTTCTAAGCAAGGGGTGCTTCTTGATGGGCAACATCGGATTGCCGGGATCGCGATGGCGAAAGAAGAGGTATGGGCCTCCGTCCGGTTTGGGGTTGATCCAAGTGTTATGAAGTATTTAGACACTGGAATCACCAGGTCGTTATGCGACCGTGTTCAATTTGTTCAAAACACTAACGTTAACAAGAATATCGCGTCCATGGTGTCGAAGCGGTATCAAATGACGGTCAAGGGTAAGCCTAGCCCCGAATCAGCTCTTTCCATCTATTACGAGATGGAAGATTCTTATCGGACTATTGCAGAGCTTAGAAAAACAAACCGGTTCCTTGCGACCTCAATTGTCGCCCTTGCCTTCGCGGACTACCATAGCCGTTACGGTCAAGAGGCGCTGGAAATGTATTGTGAGCTTTTCAAAATCTCTACTACTTGCCAGCCCATTCAGGCGCTAAAGAACTACCTGACGACAACGAAGATGGTAGGCACAACCCAGTATCCATACATCGTTTCCGCTTGCCTTGCCAACCATGAGGGCCGCGAAGTCAAAGTTCTCCGGGCTGCGTCTTGGCGTTAATTTCGAGTATTGCAAAAAGCCAAATGAACCTAACCATAACCAACCCGCCAGTCGTCGAAACCGATCCGCTGGTAATTGTCCGAACCTCGTTGCCAACCGACGCCAAATACGACTCCGAAACCAAACGTTACAACGGCAAGCTTGCCCGCGTGAACGTCCGGAACGGCTACGATCTTGCGCTGATCAAAATGTTGCGCTACGGAATCGACTACTTTGCGCCCGCCAATGGCGACGGAATCCTTGTTAACCCTGACCTACTCAAACGATGAAGACTAAAAAGAAATACCCGAACAACGGTCCGTCATTACAAGCCCAGAAATGGATGGAGCGTCCACGCTTTTACCGCGCCGAACTGTTGGCTTATTTTAAGTCGGCCACCCATGTCACCCGCCCTGAAACCCGCGCAATCCTTGATTTGCCATGACCTACCAAGAAGCCGCCACACACCTACTGGCATCCGCAACCTACCGCATGTCGATGCCCGAGCGATCCGCCTGCGAGGCGATCCAAGCTGGTAACAACGACGACGAAAGCTGCCGCGTGATGCGCCAACTCATGACTGAGTTTGCCCGCGAGCTTGCCGCTGCCCGACCAATCGAGCCGGTCGCGCCAATCGAGACCGCTGACCAGGAGGGCGCTGCATTGCTATGACCTCCGACGCAACCCGAACCGCCAGTGCCATCGCCCTTGTCTTGTGCGTCGTAACCTTCGTGATCCTGCTCGCCACCGGATGCCGGGATTTCGAGGGCTACGTTGCCGTTTGCCTCCTTGCCGTAATGGCAATCTTTGTCGGATCAACCTCCGATGCGTAACACTTTCCTATGTGGGGAACCGGGCGGCATGTGCCACGTCGTTTTTCATCCGTTGAGGGTGGGATTGCTTACGACAGCCCGGAAACTTTCCAGCGCCCTTGATGCCGTCCCTTGTGGGAGACAGCACGGCACAAGGGCAACCTTTTCTGATACCATGACAACCAACACACGAGAACTACTCGCCGCAAACGAAGCTTTGCGCGCCGAATATCCAACCGCTTGCATCGTTGATGCCGCGATGGATTGCAAGGGATTCAAGCTGACCGTCATCCCGGCCAGCATCCATGAAGATAGCCAGGTCGGCAGAGGCGCAACCGTCGAGGATGCAATGGCTGACCTCCGCGCCAAGTTCATCGCAAACGATCCGGTCGCAAAGATCCGCAAGCAGGCCGAAGAACTCGGCTATGGGCTTTTGAAGCTCCCGCAAGACTAACCAACGAACAGCATGAAATCAGAAACATTCGACGGCAAAGTCGGCCAGATGAAGACCAAATCGAACTGGCTCGCGTCCGAGGACTTCCTTGGGATTGGCGATGTCACGCTAACCATTGAAGCGATCAAGAAGCACACCGACGTTCCTATGGATGCGGGCCGGGTTGAAAAGGAACTGTTCGCGGTTCATTTCGCCGGATCTCCAAAGGGGATGATCCTCAACGCCACGAATCGCAAGTCACTCTCGGCATCATTCGGGGCCGATACGAAGAGGTGGATCGGGCAGAAAGTGACGCTCTACGTTGCTGATGGGATCAGGAAACCCGGTGGCAAATCCGGCGAGACGACAACCGGACTGCGCATTCGTCCGATTGTCGGCAACAATCCGCTGCTGAATGGAGGTGGCGCATGAGCGAGGCAATCGACGGAGAACCGGCATTCCCAGTGCCCGTGGGTGAACGCGAATTCTGGGATCGCGAGGAAAACGGAAGCCCTAATGGCATGAGCCTTCGCGACTACTTCGCGGCGGCGGCTTTGCAGGGGGTTATTGCCCACATTATCAGCGTGGGAAATTCGAACGGCAGCGCGCTGAGGTATGCCGAGTGCGCATACGAATACGCCGACGCCATGCTCGTGGCAAGAAAGGAGGGCGCATGACCTGGCCCGCAATCGGAATCCACCGGGACATTAACCCGACCGACTATTTCGCGCTCAGCCACCTCGACGGCGCGGTCGTCCGATCGAACTCGACGCTGAAGGCATTCGACCAAGATCCGGCGCTTTTCCATGCCGGCCACCGGAAGTCGCCAACCAAAGCGATGACAGCCGGGAGCCTGTTCGACTGCCTGCTGACGAGTCCCGCCCGGTTTGGCGACGAGTTCATCGTCTCGCCCTTCGACGAGTTTCGAAGCTCAGAATCCAAACAGTGGCGCGACGAGCAGACGAAGACCGTCATCAAGCAATCCGACCTCGACCTAGCGGTTGAGTCGATCAAAGCGATTCAATCCGACCCGCGCTGGCTGGCGATCACGGCCGGCGATTGCGGATTCCAGGTTGCGATGCGGGCCGACATCGACGGCAAGCCATTTAAAGCGTTGATGGACGTTCTGCCAGACAAGGACGGCGCATTCGGTGACGCCATCGTGGACATCAAGCGATTCGGCAGCATGGACACACTCAAGGAGGTGTTGCGGAACTGCGAAAAGTTCCAATACAACTATCAAGGCGGGCTTTACCGGGGCATAGCGCGACTGCTTGGCGAAAAGCGGAATCGTTATCTGCTCTACATCGTCCCGACTAACCCGCCAATCACGCCGTGCCTGATTGAGCTTGGCGAGAACATGCTTGCAACCGGCGCACATGCCATCTTGCGGATGAGTCAGCGGATGGCGGAATGCGAGGCGAGCGGAATCTGGCCGGGGCGATTCGATGGCATCAAGCGGGTTGACCAGGCGGAAGAGGGATGGGGATGGAAGGAAGTTGAAACCGAATTGGAAGAATGCGATGGAAAGGAGTCAGCATGAGTGACCGACCAACACCGGAGACAGACGCCGCAACGCTTAACAAGTGGCAAGATAGCTGTCCGCTTCAAGTGGTGCCGAAATCACTTGCGGTTTCGCTTGAGCGCCAGCGCGACGAGCTGCTGGAGGCGCTTTTTGCCATCGACGAACGATTCATTGATGGCTGCGACACTTACGACGACTGGCAATTCATGGGGCAAACTGCCCGAGCCGCCATCGTCGCCGGGAAAGGAGGCGAGGGATGATCGAGCAAGAAACATACTTCGACGGGCTAGTCGGCAAGCGCGTCATCGTCATTTGGCGCGATCAAAGCAGCGACTGGATCGCCTTTCGACTTCTTTGGGAGGACTGCGGCAACGTGAAATTGCAAGGCGTGGCTTCACCGGACGGAAGCATGCACGACGGCAGTTGTGTGATTTGCCCAGTTAGTGACATCCGGGACATCATCGAGTGGAAGGAGGTTCCATGACCCTCTGGGCCAAACGAACAGACGGCAACCACGCCGAGATCCGGCAGGCTATGCGCGATGCCGGGTCGGAAGTCGAAGACCTATCCGGCAGCGGCAAGGGGATGCCTGATACGCTCGTTTGGACTCCCCACACCGGGCTGATGCTCGTCGAGATTAAGATGCCAAAAGGCACACTCACGGCGCACCAGGTGCGATTCCATGCGAGGTTCCCAGTTCACATCGTGCGATCCGTGGATGATGCGATAGAACTTATCAAGAACACCTAGCGCAGGCATCGCCGGAGACGGCACAGAAAACTTATGAGCAAAAATCAAGACCCCGAGGCGGCGGAAACCGTCCCAACAACGAGCGTCCCGGCGGTTGATCTGCCGCGACTTGTTCGCTTGTCGCGTTACCAAAAGATGCCGGATGACGGATGCGGGGAATGGATCGGAGCACCGAACAATGGGGGCGATGTTGGTGATATGCTCGACATCGTGGGGGAACTCAACGGGCTGATTATCGCACTCCACGACGCTATCAATCGACCAAAGGGAGTTGTCCCGAAATCTGCCGAGCGATTCTATCAAGCGAACAGCCCGATCACCGGCGCAACAGCGTCCGGTGCATCCCAGAGTTCTAACCGGCCACCTTGTTCTCTGAATTTCCGAAAGCCATGAAAGACAAAGATATAACCAATGCCGAAGCTCACGGCTTCGCGTCACTTAAATGGCACGCCGCCGAAAAAGGCGACATCGAAGCCGCTCTTGAAATGCAGAAGGCGGAAACCGAATCGCTCTGCCGACTGGCGGGGATGATCGAGCAACCAGACCCAGAAGATCCAACTAAAGCAGCCGACTGGTGGAAACCTGAAACCGAACAATGAAACCGACCAGAGAAAAGCCGATATTAAAAGAAACTTCGCCATGCTTGTATGCGTGCTCATGCGGCTGGAAGGGTCCCCGATATGCGACTTGGGTGAAGCGTGGGAGCCGCGACCTGCTTTTCTGCGGTGGATGCCGAGAATCATCAATGGACCGGAAAGCTTTCATCGAACACTGCGCCAGTGATTTGCAGAACGCAATAGGTGAGGCACGGCGAGATAAGACGCCGCCTCAAGAATAGACTTTCCCGCCGTTGCCTCGACCGACTTGTTAGCCGTTTGGGTGACGCGGAAACCACAACAAACATATGGAAAACAAACAAGAACCGCTGGACACCGTTGGAGAAACTAAGCAATTCCGCAAAGACCTCGATGGGGTCTTGCAGAGGCTGAAAATCTCCAGCCATCCAACGAACCCGCACCAATACGCCCGCGCCAGCCGCGAGCGGTCAATCGCCGTCACGAAACTGCAAGAAGCCATTATGTGGCTTGGCATGGACTTGAAGGCTATCAACGAGGAATCGCCATCCGATGCGACGGCGAACCCTTACCCGCAGAGCTACAATCCAGAGTCTCCGGTGATCGAACCGACGGCAGACGGATTGAAGCTGTAACCACCAACCAAGCCGGAGAGCGGGTCTTCCATTCTCCGGCTAACGCAATAGGTGAGGCACGGGCGGACAGCGCCACCTCGCCAATAAGCTTACACGCCGTTCCATCCGCCTACTTGTTCGAATTCTTATCATGAACCTACCAAGACACGACGACCTAGAAAATCCGCCCGATTTTTGCGAACTTCGGGACGATTACTGGCAGCTATGGGATCAACTCAAAGCGGCGGAAATCAAGATGGCTAAAATCGCAGAATATATCTCCCCGATGGAACATGGACATCCCGATAATCTTTTCTTGTCGAACAGTTCGATCAACGGCGCAACGGCGTCCTGTGCATCCAAGAGTTCTAACCACGAAACGACGTGACACCGACCCCAAGAACCGACGCAGCAATCGCCGCCTCTGACGGCCAGTGGAGCTTCACGCTTCGAGACCTCGCGCAGGAGCTGGAGCGCGAGCTTGCTGTCTGGAAGCACGAGGCGAAGCGGCTGGAGGCCGAGCTGGAGACTTTCGACGAGCAGGCCATCATCTGGTGGTGCGAGTATCAAGACCTGAAGGTGAAGGCCCGCGAGCTTCAAGAAACACGCTCGGACCTCGAGTTCCGGCGCGGCCTTTACAAGCTCCAAGCTGACAGAGTCGAAAGGCTCGAGCGCGAGCTTGCTGAATCCACTGAATCACTCGATTTTCAGACGCAACTAAACCGCGAGGTAATCGAGCTGGAAAAAAAGACGCTGGGCGAGCGGAACGACGCGAGGAAGGAGCTTGAGCAAATCAAGGCTATCCTTGCTGACCCGGTAGCCGTCCACCTCAACATGATGCGCGGGACGATTGCTTGGACACCGGCGAACCTGCGCCACTTGTTAGGCGATACCGGCGACGCAAGGGCGGAACTAGCCAGCCTGAAAGCCACGATAGCCGACCCTGACGAGGTGGAGCTTGCGATGATCCGTGGCGAAATCGCGATTCCGAACCGGGTAGGGTTTGATTACATCATCGGGAACACATGAAACTCCTCGTCCCACGCGTGGCAACCTGTGAACACCGTGTGAATTGATTGCACTTCCCTTGTAACGGAAAAAACGCAAAGTAACGCCATGTCGTATACAAAACTGTTTTCATCAATTGTAACGTCCACGATTTGGACGGAAGACGCCAAAACCTGCAAAGTTTGGGTGACGATGCTCGCCATCGCCAACAAACACGGCGAGGTTCAAGCGTCTATCCCCGGCCTTGCTCAGATTGCCGGATTACCACTCGACGACACGGAAGCCGCGATTGAGAAGTTTCTATCCCCCGATAAATACAGCCGCACGCCAGACGATCAGGGGCGCAGGATCGAAAAGATCGAAGGCGGCTGGCTTCTTTTGAATCACGCTAAATACAGGGCGATGGCATCAAAGGACGAAGAGAAAGCGTCTTCCGCGAAACGGCAATCGGCGTTCCGTGATCGTCAGAAGCGTAACGCAAGCGTAACGCCTAGTAACGGTTCCGTAACGGTCAGTAACGATGCCGTAACGGGAAACAGGGACATAGCAGAAGCAGAAGCAGAAGCAGAAGCATTTAAGAAAAAAACTAAGGCGCGAGGAACGATCGAGGAAGTCGTCGAATTCTCCAAATCCATCGGACTCCCGGAATCAGATGGTGAATACCTTTTTCACAAGTGGGAGGGTAACGGGTGGACGAACGGAGGGTCACCGGTGAAGAATTGGAAAGCCACAATTCGAAGCTGGGTCAAAGGCAAGTTCCTCCCCAGCCAGAAAGCACCCGCCGAAAAGCCAGGATCTTCCAAATCCTACTTGTCCTCCGTCAACGGCTACAACGAACGAACCGATTTTTGACCCATGAACCACGAATCTAAAGCCGACCCGCTCACCATCATGAATCGAATCCTTGCGGAGTTCGACGAACTGCAGGAAGCTCCAGCAGAATCTCCTCCAAAGGCATCGGCGGCAGTCCGACCGGCAAATGCACTGTCATCGCGCCACGGATGGCCTGAGCGGGTTATCCGCGCCCAAGGAGAGCCGGAAGGCGGTGAATGGATGGCAGCTTTCGCTTTAGCCGCTCCGGTCATTGAGCGCGGAGGAATTGCCGTCTTCCACGGATTGCGCGGAACCGGCAAAACCCGCATGGCTGGCGAGATTGCGCAGAAAGTCCCGTTTCCCTACGACTACAAGCGGCATGGAACGCCAATCGGAACCCCCGTGGAGAAAGCTAGAACGGCGGCATACAGGACCGCCATGTCGTTCTTCACGGAAATCCGCGCGAGCTACGCCAAGAACTCCGAAACGACTGAGAAGCAGGTTGTAGAGGCGCTGGAGGCTCACGGGCTACTCGTCATTGACGAACTGCAGGAACGTGGCGCGACAGCCTTCGAGGACCGATTGCTCACCCACCTCATCGACAAGCGATACGGTGCGATGCTGCCGACGATATTGATTTCCAATCAGACAAAGGCCCAGCTTTTCGAGAGCATCAGCCCGAGCATCGCTGACCGCATCGCGGAAACCGGAATCAGGATCGAGTTCAACTGGAAATCTTACCGCAGACCATGACCACCCCCGCCCAGATCATCGAGGCCGTCCACCAAGCCACTGGGGCCGAACCCGACGAGATCATCTCGAAATCCCGCCGCCACTCCGTCCTGTTCCCGCGCTACATCGTGCTACTCCTCCTCAGGCAGTCCCGACCGTTCTTTTCCGAGATCGAGCTGGGCCAGTTGATCGGCATCGAAGGGCACGGCTCGACCCGCCACGCACTCGGCAAGGCTAATGAGCTACTCGACCAAGATCAGCATTTCCAGATCGCGCACAGCAAGGCGACGGCGATTCTGGGGGATTCTTTCCCTACAGCCGCAAGCGATTGAACGATTTATTGCAAAATGTCTTGCGGGTTTCAAGGGGTTTGCTAGGTTCTGTCCATGAGCAACACGAACACCGCCATGGACCAACTTAACTTCATCATCCTTACCTTCCCAACCAAAAAACAAAAACCAACACCTCAACGCTGCGGCCCACGAGGCCAATTCATCAAACAAAAATAACCCATCCCCTTCGGGGGAGTAAACCAATCAAAACACCAAGCGATGAAAATGGGAAAAAAGGAAATGGCAAAGTGGAACCATTTTGGAGACATCCACGCCATGGGTAAATCCGTTCCTCAAGGATGGTTCGGGACCTTGCTGTTGTCCAAGTGGATGCACGCAGGGTTGGTGCGCACTGTCCGCTTTTGGGAAGACAGTGTGGAAATTTCCGCTGGGAAAATTCGCGAATGGAACATGGGCGAAATCATCGCAACGGAAAAAGGATTGGAGATCCTATAAAGCATTACCCGCCGCGCCCAGTTCAATCCCCGGCGTTTATGTGCCGCTCATGTGCAAAAAATGAAACAACCGATTAAACCCACCCACGGCGGCAAACGCCCAGGCGCAGGACGCAAGCCGGGAAACCCGCGCCAGTCCTTGTCAATCCGCATCAGCGAGCCAGCGATGGCTAGGCTGGAGCAACTCCGCGAGTCTACCGGCATCAGCGCCGGGAAGCTGGTGGAGGCGATGATTCTCAACCAACCGAAACCAACACCATAATGGCTAAGAAAATATACGATGCCGTCGCAACAGTCGGAACCTACAAGGACCGCAACGGCGAGGAAAAGAAGCGATACGTCAACGTCGGGAGCGTTTTCGAGAACGACAAAGGGCAGTTATCCCTGAAGCTAGACTCGGTGCCGGTCGGCAATGAGTGGAGCGGATGGGTCAGCTTTTTCGAGCCGAAAGAGCGCGATGGACAGCAACGGCAGGGACCGGGCCGCGATGTATCCGCGCAGGAAGCCACGCGGAAAATGCACGGGAGCGAGGCTAGGACGACGGCGGGCCAACCAGATGATTCTGACGAATCGACCATCCCGTTCTAGCCCATGACAGCCACACTACAAGCGGCGGAAATCATCCGCGATGCACTACGACAAGCAGCGAGGGAGTGCGACTGCAAGCCCAGCGAGGCGCTCAGGGCGAAGATCGGGAACAAGGCGGCGATATCGGCGCGGAACATAGCTGTCAGGCTGGCTTACGATCAGGGCATTCCTAGGTCGATGCTTGCCGAGGCTTTCAACCGATCAATTAAGACGATTGGCGACGCCTTGCTGATGAGTCGGCGCGACTGAGGTTGTCGCTTAATCCAGCCCGCTCCTTAACCGGGGCGGGCTTTTTTGTGTCGGGGTGGCAACAGGCACAGGACTGGTGCCTTTAAAGGATAGCTATAAGGGATGCTGTTAGGTCAAGCCCGAAATCACCGAGGCATCATGCCTGCTCGTAAAGACCCAGATCGGCATTGGTCTTGGCGAACTCACCGAAGAGTTCCTTCACTCTTGCGTCATAGGCGCGGGCCGCATCTTCCTCCACAGCGAAGGTGCCGAGGTATACGTTTATTGCCCTGCCTTCCTCCGTGACGCGAACTCCGGCGCGCCATTTGCCTTTCGTGGAGCTGGCATAGACGCCCTTGAACTGGGATGCCCCGGACACCTTGGACTGGTTCCGCATGTTGCCGTGATGGTCACAGATGCGGAGGTTGCAACGACGATTGTCTGATGTGTCGCCATTGATGTGATCCACGCCGAACCGGAAGCCTTCTCTCGAAAGTCCTTCGACGCCCCCTTTGACCCCCACCATAACAATGCGATGGACCGCCCCGCCTGTTGTTTGGCACTTAGCCATGCGGCTTGCTTTTGCGTATCCTAAACCATTACAACAAAAAGGAGTCATTTTCATCGATTCCCAATCGTCGGAATTCAGTCTAAACCTCCATCCTTTACGGGTGGAAACGACAACCACCATTCCATTTTCCTCTTCGTCGAAATACGAGGCGAGAACATGATTATGTTTCGGAACCAAATGGCGCTTCAGGGGATTTGAGAAACTTTGGACAAGGTGTTGGATTGGATTCATCACGGAAAAAATAAACAGTAGCAGACTCAGTTTTTCAACTCCGAAATTTTTTTCCCAAAAACCCTCGCCCTCCCCTCGACACCTCCCCACCCCCCTGGTTCAGTTTCAGCCCCCCAATTGTCGGGATAGGCTCAAACGCACTTGGTTTGCATTTGCGGTCAGGCTGCTAATGCACTCAATTTGCGTTTTCCTGGGTCGGGTCGGCTCATGTCTGCCGATGGCCAGGCATTCACCTAGGTGCGATGGAATAGCGGGTGGGACATGACCGGGACCGCTAAACGGTGGCCAGGCGTTGCCGATCTTCCGGCCATTGTCGCTCGAGCCGTCGCTCGAGCCGTCGCTCGTCCCATCGATTACCAGGGAGGCGAGCGCTTGAGGATGACAGCTGGAAAGCACGACCGGAAAACATGCGCCCCCACGGCTCCGCTTGCGATGTATTCCGGGATCGTGCAAAAATATTTGCGCTTTCCTCTTGATTTCCGCGCGGCAGGAATCATGGTGCATCCATCGGCAGGCGATAAAGCCTCCCGCAATTAAACGATAACGATGAAAAAACACGATTGGAAACCCTCGCTTGGCGAGTTCTCAAAAGCACTCCCTGGATCCGTCGCCGTGAATTTCAGTGAATCCGGCGGTGAAAATTGCTCTAGCACGTGCCAAGCTTTGAAACTTGGCGTTTGTTACGCCGTGCACGCGGAAAAGATGAAGCCTAGTGTACAGAAATCAGGGGAAAGGAAACGCGAGCTAGGATTTTCCGCCCTTTGCAGAGCGTACCGCGCTCAAATCCTCCGCCGGGTGGCCAAGGGTGAGACGATCCCTTGGTTGCGCATTTCCACTTTCGGATCCGTGCCAAACAGGCCACTCACCGGAGAAGAAGTTGGCGCTTTTGTGGATTTGATCCGATCTGTCCCCGCCGAGACTCCAATTCACTTTCCCGTTGAAAGCAAGGCAAAGGCCGAACGATTTCGTGCTTTAGCTCATGCCCACGGGTTGCGCTATGTGGTGCGGGAGTCGTGCCAATCGACCGAGAGCATGCTTAAGTCAAACGATGCAGGGTTGCCATCGTCGCGCATTGTTTATGCTGGAAAGACGAAAAAAGAGCGGCTCGCCAATGCGGTCCGATTGGCGAAAAGTCTGAAAAGTGCCCGTGTTTGTCCCGCGATTGCGTCAACCATCAATCGCCGATTAAATCCCATCAAATGCGGTCAGTGTAATTTCTGCGCACGTCCTGACATCGCGACCATCCTTTACCCTCAACACTAAACCATCGGACCCATGAAAGAAATCAGACTTAACCCACCCCTTACCTTGTGGCGTCTTGCCCTTGGAATCACCCAAGAAGCCCTTGCCAGGCGCTTAGGCGTCACCCGTCAAACGATCTCGAACTGGGAACGCGGGGAGGTGCCACCGGTGGCCATGCTGGCCATGCAAACAATTGAACGCACGATTGCCAGCCCGGAAAAGACGCGGGCCGAGGAAAGTGGGAAGATCTAAACGCCAACCATCAAATCAAATGAACAACACCGAAAAAAATACAGCCCGCGCGCTTTCACTGGCCGACGCTATGGCCATCGCCTTGAACGCGCTTGGCGAGCCCTTCCCTTTTGTGCGCGATTGCGTGCGGGCCGGCCAGCATCCTCAAGCGCTTGTGGATTCCATGCGCGAAAGGCTGGCTGATCTGATGCATCAAGACGCGATGGATTGGATTCTGTCATGTGACTGGCCAGATACTGATGAGTACGAGATCCGTAACATGTCAGACCTCGAATGCCTCGCCGCCGTGGAATGCCATTACCAGGGCGGGATTCCAGCCTTCGCTATGGCAATGGACATCTAGGACAACCCACTCCATAAGCCCCGTTTGCCACGTGCAAGCGGGGCTTTTTTGCGTCCAGGCATCAGCATGATGCGAGCGGGGAGGATTGCCAACTACCGAGTGGCAAGCGGGAGCATGGCGGGGAGGTGCAAGCGGGGAGGAAATGCGCCCGAACTTATGCCTTCAAAGGGTAACCACGCGACGACTCGAAAGGTCAAGCGCAAATTTTATGCAATTGCATTGGACATCAAATGTCCATTTGTTGCGCCTTCTATCTTATCTTATGCAATTGGCGGGTGAAGCTATCCACGCGATATCCGATATGCTATCCACCCCCGGCTAAGGAGTCTCCTCAGCGATAAGATAGGTCGGGGGTTCGGACGACTTGGGATAAGATTGCGTGCCACCATTTGTCACTTTGGCACGCAAAGCTCTTGATACCGCAACTGAAGTGCGTTAGTGGTGCTTTGCGATGCCAATAAGAGACTTCAGCGACGAGGAACTAGGATTCCTCTACCGCTTGCCGAATGGGACTCTCCGGGGACTCAAGAGCAAAGGTTGCGACGTAACCGACGCGAGAAGCGTAGTCGGGGCGATCAGGAAATCCACGCGGAAGCCCGATGAATGGCGTGAGTTCTTTGAGGGTGAAGACGAAACCTCCCACGAATACTGGAAGAAAGAGGAGACGCGGGAGAAAGTGAAGAAGCTCCAGTTGTCGAACTCACTGGCAGAGGGCGAGCAATACAAGCGCGAGGATGTGGACGCGGCGAAGATGGCGCTCGGTTCCGCGTTCAAGCTTTCGCTCATGGAGGCGAAGGCAACGCTTCCGCCACAGCTAACCGGACTCACCGAGGCTGAGATCGAGAAGGTGTTGGACGACATTTTCCGTAATACGCTTGAGAATATGAGCGACCTGCAATCCCAGCTTTGGACCCAAATCAGAGATAAATATGCAAGAAGCGACGACAATGGACCGGATACTGAGCAAGGCGGCAGCGGGGATGCGGCCAAACCCGGATCAAACCGTAAGCCAGTGGTGCCACGAAAACGTAAGGCTGGTGCAGGGTCTAGCCCCGAATCTTGACATCGATCTCGCGCCCCACATGAGGGAGCCTCTTGATGCGGCGGGCGACAACGCCATTCGCAAGCTGCACTACATGTGGCCGCCTGGCAGCGGAAAGACAACGGCAATTGAGGGCATGATCCAATGGCGCATTGTTGTCTCGCCGTCAAACGTGCTGTTGGTAGGCCAGAAGGACGAAACGGCTGGACTCTGGGCGGAAACCCGGCTTCACCCGTCGTTCAAGAAGTCGGATGCCATGCGCCCGTTCATGCCTGAGAACCGGCATCAGAACCGCAAGACCACGGTGGTTTTCCCTCACGGGATTTACTTGGATATCTGCGGACCCTCGATGACGAACTTGCAGGAGAAGTCGATGCCGTGGGTAATTCTGGAGGAGGCGTGGCAGCTATCTGACAATTACCCTGGCCGCATGAAAGAAGCCGAGGCGCGAACCCACGACAAATGGAACAGCAAGGTGTTCTACATCGGTCAAGGTGGAAACTCGCACGCAGAAGGGGCTGCTGATGACAACGACTCGGAGACGGATCTCTACCGGGAATGGAAAAAGACCGACCAGCGGGAGTTTCACTTTGAATGCGCCTCTTGTTCGACGGTCCAGAAATACTTCTGGAATCAGCTCAAGTGGGAAAAGCAGACCCTGCCAGACGGGTCCATTGACTGGGACAAGACGGCGGAAACGATCTACTACCAATGCTCTAATCAGGACTGTAAGGCGGAATACAAGGACACATCGGTCCAACGCAGGAAGCTCGCAAAGACCGGTCGCTACATCGCGACCAACCAGCATTCAGTCAAAGGGCATGTCGGATTTCATTGCAACGTGCTGGCGATCTGGCGAATCCCCTGGCTGAAAGCCGTGATGGAATGGGAGGAGGCGCAGGACGCCAAGGCAAGAGGCGATCTGTCGCTACTTCAAATCTTCGTGAAGAAGCGGCTCGCGGAGTTCTGGAAGCCGTCACAGTTCGACCCGCCTGCCGAGTTGATTTCCGGCGGCTACAAGATCGATGACTACGCGGACGGCAGGCTGATCGACAACGAGGCTGACCGATGCATGTGCATGGACGTTCAGCAGAACTCGCTTTGGTTTACGATTCGGGCTTGCGACTCTGAAGGAAACTCAAAGCAGTTGAATTGCGGGCAGCTTCTCACTTTCGAGGAGGCTGAAGAGATGCGGCAGCGTTACCAAGTGCGCGAGAGGTGCGTGATGGTCGATGCCCAGTATCGCCGTGACTACGTCTACCAGCAATGCTCCAAGTTTGGCTGGACAGCTTACCACGGAGTCCAGCAGGACAGCTTCCCGATCCCTACGGCGAGCGGAATCGTCAAGGCTCCCTATTCTCGGATTCAGTCGGGGCAGTCCGGTGGAGGGTTGAAAATGTCATTCCTGAACCTATGCGTGAACCCGATCAAGGATGTTCTCGCGGACCTTCGGGCTGGGCGGTTGGGGCGATGGGAGTTCCCGGACGACGTTTGTCCCGACTTCAAGCAGCACATGAACTCCGAGCGAAAGGTTTCGATTGTCGCAGGCCGGGACAACCGACAGGTGCAAATCTGGCAGCGAATCGGAAAGAAGGACAATCACCTCCTGGACACTGAAATGGCAGCAACCGGCTTCATGATGATGAGGGGCCACATCAAGGCCAAGGAGTAAATTTCAGCTCTTGCAACTTGCTTGCGTTTGTAATTTACTACACCGCATGGCAGACATTGTAAGGCTTGCGCAGGTTTTCCATGACCGTGCGAAGGGGGATGCGGTGCTTACTGCCGCGCTCAAGACGCATTACGATACACTTGCCGACGCGATCATGTCTGGCGCGACCAGCGGCACAATCGTGACGGGCGGAAAGAACGGCGTGAACTACACGACGCGGATCGACACCAGCACGACCGACCGGTTGAACGCGATGAACTTGGCACTCAGGGGTTTGGATACCGGAATCCGGCCAAGTCGAACCTACCACGCACGCTTCTGCTAACCCTATGATCGTTGACGCTAACGGAAACCCGGCAACACCCTACCGCCGCTTCTCTCACGGAAGCGAGGCGAACTCCAATGCGCGGCCTTGGCAACCGACCCGGCTGGACGACATTGAAAAGCTCATCACCCCCTACGACAGGCAAACCTTGGTTTCCGTGTCGCGGTCGATCATCGAGAACTTCGGGCCGATCAAAGGTGCCATCCGCCAGATCGCCATGTTCTCCGTGGGCGACGCGTGGAAGCCGAAGAACGCATCCACCTCCGAACGGTGGAGGAAAAAGGCGGAACGCGTTGTAAGGGAGGAGTTCTGCCCGATTGCCGACATCCGGGGCGGTGGCCGGGGATTCACGGACATCCTGTACCATTCGTCGATCCTCCTCGACCGCGACGGCGAGGTTTTCATCCTTCTGACGGAGCATGACAGCGGCTACCCAGCACTGCAAGTGGTCCCGTCCCACCGGATTCGGTCCAGCTACCTTAATGGGTCAAGCGTGACCCAAGAGGTGGTTCAAGAGGGACCATACGCGGGCGGCATGATCCTCGACGGGGTGATTTGCAACAAGCGGGGAACAGTCATCGCCTACCGATACATGGAGGATGACAAGACCAGCTTCAAGGACATCCCGGCCACATCGATGATCCATTGCTTTGAGTCGGATTACCCCGAGAGCAAGCGTGGCTACCCATCGATCACGCACGGACTAAACGACATTCGGGACTCGATGCAGTCGCACGAATGGGAGCGGCTTAACATGCTGATCCGTTCTTCCATCGCGCTCATTGAGTCCAACGAAAGCGGAGTTCCTGACGACGGGATGCCTGGCAATCACTTCGCGGGAAGCTCAAGCGTGTCAGAAGAGAGAGGCACGACCGTCCGGTATATGGAGGGTGGCGCGGTCAAGCATTTCAGAGCCGGAACCGGAAGCAAGATCGACGTTCTCAAGCATGAGAACCCTGGCAATATGTGGAGCGACTACAACGACCGCATGATTCGCATGACGCTCTCCGGTATCCCTTGGCCGGTTGCCATGGTTTGGTCGGCCACAGGCCAAGGAACGGCAGAAAGAAAGGAGATCGAGCTTGCCCGCCGCACGGTTAAAGACCGGCAGGCATCGCTTCGCGTTCTCGCCAAGCGGTGTATTGGATACGCCACCCAGAAGCTCAAGAAGCTTGGGCGGATCGGCGAGTCTGAAGACTGGTGGAGATGGGATTTCAATATGCCTCCCGTCATCACCATTGACGACGGCAGGATTTCAAAGGCCATGCTGGAACTCTGGCGGGCCGGGGTAATTTCCGACGAGGACATTCTATCCGACCTCGGCAAGGACGAGGAGGACTACTGGCCGCGAAAGTTCGACAATGCCGTCAAGAAGGAGCAGGCGTTTGAGGCGGCCCAGCAGAAGGGCGGGGTGACGCTCGATCCTCGCTACAAGGGCATGTTTACCGCCAATGACATGAATCCGTCGATGCAATCGCGCCCGCCGGAAGATCAGGAATCAACCGAAGCCGAAGAAACCCAAGAGGAAGATGCCTGACGAGAACTACCCCAACGAAGGCATGATTGCCGAGGCTAAACGCGGCCTTGAGTGGCGGCGTGAATACGGTCGTGGCGGCACTGGAATCGGCGTGGCACGCGCTAGAGACATTTCCCGTCGCGCCAATCTTTCGGACGACACGATCCGCAGAATGCACAGCTATTTCTCGCGCCACGAGGTGGACAAGAAGGGGCAGGGCTTCTCCCCCGGTGAGGATGGCTACCCATCCGCTGGGCGCATCGCGTGGGCGCTGTGGGGTGGCGATCCAGGCCAAACATGGGCAGCCGCTTGGGTGCGCCGAAACGAATCTGAAAACTCAACAAATGCAACGACTATGAATCTGATCCAGATTGAAAACAGGACCGGAAAGGTGAAGCTGAACGATGCGGTGACGCCGTGGAGTTCTGACGACCTGATCGGTGAAATTGAAAAGCTCTACGGAGCGAAAGCAGTAGCCGAAAACCTGCGCATTGGCGAGTTCACGGCTAAGGCTGACGACGCTTTGGAGACGCTGGAAATCGAGATCAACAGCCCAGGCGGCAGCGTTCTCGACGGGTATCGCGTTTACCACTCCCTGATGGGGATGCGGGAGCGCGGTGTTCGCGTCATCGCAACCGGCAACGGCATCGTCGCCAGTATGGCATCCGTGATCTTCATGGCGGCAGACGAGCGCCGGATCACGCAAGGCTCGCGGATCATGATTCACGAAGCGCAGCAGGTTGTCGCTGGAGACTCCGGCGACCATGCGCGAGCCGCTAAGATCCTCGACGAAATGAGCGACGAGATCGCTGGGATCTACGCGGGCGTTACCGGCGCGGGCAAAGACGAGATGCGCGAACTGATGAAGAAGGAGACTTGGATGGGCGCAGCGGAAGCGGTGGAGCGCAAGTTTGCCGATTCCATCGTTGGAAAATCCCCGATTGACAAAAACGCAAATAAATTGCAAAAGCAAAGCACTAACGAAATGAGCATTCTCGACCGACTACTTCCAAACGGAGAGCTTCAGGCGAAGCTCGACTTTGCCAACGGCGAGCTTATCGCCAAAGACTCCGAAATCCAAAGCCTCACTGCGAAGCTTACCGAAGCAGATCACCTGCTCGCTTCCGCAATCGACGAGGTCGAAGAGTTCAAGGCTAAAGCGGAAAGCTCAGAGTCTCTCTGCAAGGCCGAAGCAGATGCCCACAACGCAACCAAGCAGGAGCTTGAAGCCGCGAAAGCACCGGAGTCGGTGATCAAGGCCATCGAGTCCGCAGTTGAAGACGAGGAAAACGAAGACTGCCCAATCAAGGAGGCGGTCAACAAGCTCGTCACCAACCGAATCGTCGCATCCGGGCATCCTCCCCTTGATATTCAAAAGGCGGAACAAGAGGAATCCAAGGCGACCACCATTTCCCGCGCTTCCTTCAACAATCTTTCTCACCCGAAGCGAAATGCATTCATCCGCGAAGGCGGGAAAATCACCGAATAACCAACTCTCAAACCTAGACCATTATGGCCAACGACATCTCACTCACCGGACTGACCGAAGTCCTCTATCAAGCCCGCGACATCGTCGCAAGGGAACCGACCGGCTTCGCCCAGGGCGTTATCGTCAACGGCGGATCTGAAGGCGTATCCTCTGGTGGAAGCGTCATCTCGATGCGAACCACCGAGCCGACGCTGGAAACCAGCTACACCCCGGCGATGACCCCGCCTGACGCGGCTGACATCACGACCAGCGCCGAAACCCTGTCGCTTTCGCTCTACGCTGGCGCAAGCATCCCCCTCAAGGGCGAGCAGTGGGCGCAACTTGCCAACACGGTCGGCGCTGAAGCCGCCTTGCAGGCTCTCTACGCTCAGGCGATCCGCAAGATGATCAATCAGGTGGAAGCCTCGATTGCAACCGTCGCCTACCAGAACTCCAGCCGTGCTGTTGGAGCCGCTGGAACCACTCCGTTCTCGGCCAACTTTGAAGTCCTGTCGGACCTCTACCGCATCCTTGAGGACAACGGCACCCCGATGTCTGACGGAATGCTGTCCTGCGTGCTGAACACCGCCGCTGCCGCCAACCTGCGCAAGCGGTCGAGTCTAACCAACGTCGGCGATGCTGGCACCGATGCCACCCTTCGCCGGGGCGAGTTGCTCAACCTGTTCAACATGTCGATCCGCTCCAGTGCGGGAGTCCAGTCCCACACGAAGGGTGCTGGCACCGGCTACCTGATCAACAACGGCAACGTCGCGGTCGGCTCCACCACCCTCACTGTTGACGGTGGAACGGTGAACAGCACCGGCATCAAGGCCGGTGATGTCATCACGGTGGCCGACGATCCGAGCGCCGGTGCCTACGTCGTCAAGACCGGACTCACTGCCGCCTCTGGCAGCTTGGTGATCAACCAGCCTGGCTTGCGCGGTCTGATCGTCAACGACAAGGCCGTTACCGTTGGTAATAGCTATGCTGGCAATGTCGCATTCCACAAGAACGCGATTGAGCTTGCGATGCGTCCGCCCGCCCAGCCACCCGGCGGAGATGCTGGCGAGGAGATCGCCACGCTGTTCGACGAGCGCACCGGCTTGTCGTTCTCCGCACGCCTCTACAAGGGCTACGGGATGAGCCAGATCAAGCTGATGTCCTTCTACGGCGTCAAGGCTTGGAAGCCAGAGTTCATCGCTACCCTGATGGGCTAAGTTTTTCTTGGTGTGTTCATGGTAGGGGGCTGGGGAGAAATCCTCAGCCCCTTAGCTTTGCAAGTAATTTGCGTTTGCAATAATTTTGCGTTTGCGATATTAGCAAGGCATGTCCGAACTGGATACCTTCATGCGCGGTTGCGCTGTCATCGCTGATCCGGTGATGGGCGAGGACACGCTGGTTCTGGACAACGGAGTGTCATTCAAGGGTATATGGTCCGGCGTTTCGTCGATGACTCAGGCGGAAGATGGCGGGCCAATGCTCGACGTTGATGCCTCGATCTGCGGAACACTTGGAACCGGTATTACCCGGCAACAGCTTATCGGCAAGGTCGGCACGGCGAAGGGCGAGCGTTTCCGCGTGATGAATGCGGACATCGGTGAGGTATTTACTACAATCTTCTTGGTTCACGCATCCCAGTTTACGAAGCGATGATCACGTTCAACGACACCAGATTGCAGAAAAGGGTGAAGGCGTTTAACGATAACGTCGCGAAGACCCTTGGGCAGGACATGGCGCTGACCGCAAAACGGGCGTGCTTCTACGCGATGGAATACACGCTTCCTGTGTCATCGAAGGCAAAGGCATGGCCCATGGAGCCGATGTTGCAACGCATCGACGACGACGTAAAAAAAGCGTATCCATCTACCGATGATCCGAGATGGGGTGCGAGCGCATACCAACTGATCCAAGATGCCTACAAAAAGGAGAAGGCGGATGCCTTCTTGGCAGCGTTTTTCGGCAAGCCTCGCGCATTGTCAAAACTTGGAATCGGTTCCAGCGAGGAGCAAGCTGCCAAATACGAAGCCGTCCCCGACCCTAAGGTCATGGTTTCAAAGATGAGGAAGGTGCCGAAGAAAACCAGCAACGAGGCATACGCCGCGCTTCGCAACAAGTATACCGTCAAGCGCAATGGGGCGCTGCGACTCGCAGCCAATACCCCGCCGCTCGCGCTTGTGGAAAGCTCCAGGCGGAATGCTTTTGCAGCAAAACGCAAGAAGACGGCAGGACTCGCGAAGGCGAGTTGGTATGCCGCGTTCTCCAAGCTGATGACGAAGGGTGGGCAGCGGAACTACACGAAAGCCAAATCGGAAGAAGGACGCTTCGTGTGGCCGAAGGAATGCCGCCGCCTTCAGAACCTTTTCGGTGCTGGGATTGGTAATGCTTTTGTCTCGACGACCGGTGCATACGGCAGGGCTGAAATCTCATCTTCAGTTAGATACATTGAAGAAGCTTTCCCATACCACCTTCAAAATGCTGCCATCAAGCAGACGAAGAATGCCATGCGGATCATCTTTGAGCTTCGCTACAAGAACCGAAAAAACATGGAGGTAATGCTAACGGCAGCATGACAATCACCGACCGAATTTCCACGGCTCTTGTCGAAGTGATCGGCAACCTCACGCTTCCCGGCGACCCTGTCGTGACGGGGCAGATTGAGCTTGCCGAGAACGAAGAGGAAAACGTCCGCGTCATCGTGGCTGCAACCAACGCAAATCTGCGATCCCCTCTACTTCCAGGCAACTACGACATCATTGGCGAGGTAACCATCTTCAAGACCATCGACCAACAGGACGATCAAGCGGAAGATCTCAAAGGAGACTTCCGCGAGCTTTGTGATGCCTTGGAGGAAATCATCGGAATGAAGCCGATCATGCGGACTTTCTTGGAATCCGCCGACCCGCAGCTCCACATTTATTCGTGGACCCTCACCGGACAGGAATCTTTCATGCAATCCCGCGCAATGGGCGCAAAATTCACTTGGACGGCATACGCCCGACAAGACCCACACAATCCCAACTGACCAAAATTATGCCTGCTACCGTTATTGGAACAATCAACTTCGGCCTTTCCGCTGAAACCGGGCTTTTCGCAGAGTCCGTTAGCTTCGACCCCACCGTCCAGGAACGCTACATCGCGGATCAGGACGGCGATCATGTTGCTGGCGCTCTTTTCGGGGCTTCCGCAACCTTCTCTATTGAAGGCGCGTTCTCCACCTCCGGCTCCCCCACTTGGACACTTGGCGGCCAGCTGACCATTGCCAACGCCCCAACATGGTCTGCATTCTTTAATACCTACAGCACTGGCGGGCGGGTGATCCTTACCAGCGCGAGCGTGGGCAAGGGGAACGAAACGGAAGAGCGCAGAACCCTCGGTGGCGTATTCAAGCCATTCATGACTGCGATCTAAGCCTCACAACCAATAATAGAATAAAATGTCATCCTTCATCCACGGGACCAATACTTCCGACATTCGCCTTGTATCGGCGCTCACCGCAATGGGCGTGCCTTGCGACGAGAATCACGCAACGGTTGCCGCTGGCGATGTTCGCTTGTGGCGGATTGGCGAAGTGTCGAACTGCGGGAAATACAAGACAGCGGAACTCATCATCTTCTGGCGGGATTCGCAGTTCCACGTTCGCAACCCGAATCATCCGTTCGCCTACGTTAAGGCGGCACTCTGGAATCACAAGATGATCGTTGAGGCCGTGAAGAAGGATCGGAAGCTTGTGATGATCCGCAAGGGTGACTCCATCGCCTTCCTTCACCCGGACTGCTCGTCGGAGACGGAGCGGAAGATTCTCAGCCAATTCAACCAATAATATGACACGACAAGACGCACTTGGAGACGCGATCCTCCGCGAACCTCACCCTGTTTACGGCAAGCTGACCTACGGGCGCTTCAGTCGCATCCAGAACCTCACCCGCGAACTTCCGGAAGGTGACTCCGCTTTGGCGAATGGCATCGCGTGGGTTATCTGCACCCGCGACAAGAGCAACCCGGAACTGGTTGCCGCCCTTGCCGCTTCAGACCCGCGTGAAGCTCTCCGCGACATTTTCGAGGAGGGAATGCACGCGACCGAAGCTCAGCCGTTCCTGGCATGGTTCAACGCGGAAATCGGAGCTGTTGACGCGGCATCGACCACCGCCAAGGAAGACACCTCGCCGGGAAAGTAAGAAGAAGACCATCGACATGCTACCCGCACTTCCTAGCCACCTGGTGCCACCAACTGTATCTCGCCAACGGGATTCAGCGGGACGAAGCCTTGTGGGGGATCTCCATGTCGGAAGGATTTCAACTGATTCACGCATACCTCGTTTTCGAGGGGATTCCCCGCAAGTGGACAAACCCGCAGTTTGGCGAGATGGATCTCGACCTACAGAACTGGCGGGAACGCGCAAAGTCCTTGGATGACGAACCGGAAGACGACGACGAAACCCTAGCAATCTGACACCATGGCCGCAGATGTAAGCATTACGATGGAAGCCCAGAACAAGGGCGTGATTCAAGCGATGGACCAGGTCGGCAAGAAAGCCGATCAACTCAATCGCAAGACTCAGGCAATGGGCGGCGGCAGTCAGCGACAGGGTGGATACACGCAGGGGATGGGTGTGCTGGAAGTCTCCCGCGCCATCGAGGATGCTCAATACGGCATTCGCGGGGTGCTGAACAACATCCCCGGCATCATTCAGTCATTCGGCGGAAGCATGGGGCTTGCCGGTGTTATTTCGATCACAGCAGTCGCCCTTTCGTTATTCGGCAAAGCCTTGCTTGAAGCCGCAACCGGAATGGACATGGCTGCTGAAAAAGCAGCTTACCTTGAAGCTAGGACGAACAAGATGGCTGAGGGGTTAGCGGGAATCCGGGAAAAAGCAGCGAGTGCCAAGCTTGCAAAGGAAATCTCCGCAGCATCCCTCGCCGCCGAGGAGTTCGTGTCAATCTTTGTGGGGTTTAATCCAAACCCCGAAAGCGCGTTTGAAATCGGGCAAGACAAGATCGAAGAAGCCAGAAGCGCGGCTGATCGACTCGCTCAGATGAACGAAGAACTGAACAAGCTTCGCGGGGTCGGCGGCGGCGGAAACCCGATAGACATTGGAGTTTCAAGAGCGGAAGAAGACGCCAAGGCGCTTGAAACTTTGGTCAATGATTTATCTGACCGAGGCGGGGTTCTCGGGTCGATGCTTTCTGCGGGAGAAGGAAACCCAGTCGCGGCGGCAACTAGTGAAATCGAGAGAATGAATCTCGAAATCGCCAAGACGGAAGCCATCATTGCGGGATCAGACGCGGAGATGAAATCGCTTGAGGAGCAAGCTAAGTCGATGGGCATTACGGTTAAGCAATACCTGACCGACCTTGCCGACATGGCAATCAGGGGTCTTGGTAGCGGCGATGCTCTCGACGAGCTGAAACGTCGAGCTAACGCATCCGGCCCAGAAGCGGAAATCGCGATCAAGAAGTCAAACGCTGAAAGCGAGCTTCGCGACCAAGAGAAACGCAAAAAGATTCTTGAGGATCAGCTGACGATTCTCAAAGCGCAATCAGACGACGTTGCCAAGCAGAAGGAACTCCGAGACAAGGAAATCGCCGCAAACCAGAAATCACTTGAAGATGCAAAGCGGCGTCTTGAGTCAGCGCAGGCAGAACTCGCCACGCAGAAAGCCCTGCTCGAAAAGCGCAAGGAGATCGAAGCCGCGAAGCTGGAAGCGAATATCAAAGGAAACCTAGAGGGCTTCCGCGTTAACCCGTCCGACATGCTTTCCTCTTCCGGCAGGATCGGCGGCAGCGTCAAGGAATACAGCAGCGCGGTTGCGACCGTGAACTACCAGCGGGAAACGCTTGCTCAACTTAAGAAAATCGCCAGCAACACCGGGAAGGGCAAACCTTTAACTTACGCATAATATGGCTCGCACCACCTACGGAATCACGACCAGCGCAATCACTTGGGAGCAAACCAAGTCGGACATCAGCGTCAACGAGACGGGCCTTGCGGAGATCAGCGTTGAGGGTGCCGTGAACTCTCGCGGCATCGGGATGGAAGCGGCGATTGAGCTGATCCCGTCTTCGCTTCCAAGTGGGGCAAACGGGCCGATTGGTGCCTGCTCGAAATACGCCGGGGCCAAGCTCTCGACGAAGGGCGCGATGTATGAGGACGGCACTTGGCAGATCAAGGCCACCTACACCAAGAGCGTCTCGCTGACCGCGACATACGACGAGGATGGTGGGGAGCAATCGGATGACGACCGATACGAACGGCGGGTGGTGGTTGCCGAGGAGCCGATAATGACGCACCCGGTTGCCATGTTGTTTCCGACCAAGGAGAAAAACAAGCTGGCCAACCTTCTTGCCAATAATGTTGAGGCGAATCTTAATTACGATCCGGCTGTAGAGGCTAATAATAAAGAGTTCGTCACCCTCAACGCCCAGACGGGGGAGATGGATGTAAAGGTGGAGTTTGGGGAGCTTGAGGTCACCAAGGGCGATGTGACAGCCTCCCCGCTTGATTACGCTAGACTGATCAAGGCCGGAATCATCACATACCAACGCAAGACGGTTCGCCACACTCGTTCCGTTTCCCGGAACAAGCCAGCGGCAAACGCGGATTACAAGCAGGTCGGCACAATCGTCGCATCGCCGCCAGGAGCGCCAAGTCTGGCATCTGGATACCAGTGGATGCTCACCGGCATTATTGACACCTCTTCCAACGATGAAAGCTGGAGTACTAGCTACGAATACGAAGCATCCGCCGCTGGCGGATTCTTGGGAGTGATCTACAAGGGAGGAAACCAGACGACGGACCCCGCATAATATGGCAAACAGCTTCACCAGACCACCCCGCGTAGTCGGAGGAAACAAACAAACGATTTCCGCTAAGGATTTCAACGCGCTGTCTCGTGCCATCGAGGAGCTTCAAAACACGATCAGCCCATCATCCCCCAAATCGAAGCGGAGGAATGCGCAGCTTGATCCATTCTGGGCGACTATTTCGCAAGTGGAAGGAAGCGACCCCGCGACCTACGAAGTCAGCGTTAAGCTCGGCTATCTCAGCTACCAGAGCAACACGCCTGCCGCGCAAGCTTCAGACTTGGGGACGACCGGTTGGATCGTCCCGACCATCGCTGGCGTTTCGATGGAACCGCCCGTGCCGCAAACTGATCCGCCAACGGAGATTCCCAAGCTCCCGCTTCCCGATGTCGAGTCATGGGTTTACCTCCGCGTTAAGACCGACTCTGACGGATTCCCGAAAGACGGAGAGGTAACAGTCGAAGCATTCGACGAGGCGCAGGAGTCCATCCACCACATCCGCCTGTCCCCCGAAAGCGACGAGGAAGAAGGCGACTACTTCTTTCTCATCCTCAAGACCAAATCGGACGGAGGCACACCAGCTCGCCCCGTTGCCGAAAGGCGAATCACCGGCAACCGCGAGATGCCGAACCAGCTCATCGAGATTCTCAACCTAGGTGAAGAAAGCGAGGCTGGCCGGCAGGAGCTTTACAAGGGTTACGACGTAGCTCTCGACAAGCACGACTTGCGGACGGTCTTGCAGCAGCAGACCCTCGGCGTGCCGATCATCGAGCCGCTGGCTGCCGAAGTTCCTGCGGTCCCGCCCGTAGTGGTTGACGGAACGGTTGTAACCCCTGGCACACCGGCAATCCCGCCCGAAGAACCCGGCGATTACATCCGCTGGAGGACGGTCGATGGCCGGACATCGGGGAGCGAGGGAAAGTCATCAAAGCAGATTGAAGTCCGCGAGCGGCAGCAGGAATTGCCTGGGCAACCGGGGAAAACGAAGAAGGTTGTTGAGGTTGTTGGAAATGATTTCCGCGTAGATGAGGCAGATATAGGCAGATTTTCTATTCTCGTTGAGGACGGGCTTGTTGTCTCGCTTACGCCTATTGAGCAAACCGGAAAAAACCTCAACCTTTCAATCTATTACCTCGACGTTTCAAGTTTGATTTCTGGAGGGACTTGGACATGGGCACCATCCCTAAAGCAAAAGCTTTATTGGAGGAATGGGCTTTATGTCGGCAATGCTAATCCAGACGTTGGCGGAATTCCCCCAGCTGGACTCGTCGAGCAGGATCTTTTCGAGCTTACACCATAATCATTTACAATCATGGCCTCACGAAACCACGCATCAATCTACGGCCTTGTGGCCACCGAAACCGAAGCAAGCACCGGATTCACCGGGACCGTCGGCAATCAAGCGCGCGCATCCATGCCGCTTGCCGATGTCGCCTATGAGATCAACATCGCCTTCGACGGCAGCGGAGACGCGGTGACGATCAACCTCGACAACGGGACCGCGACTGGCGATGTGGCGGGAGTCCAAGCAACCGGGACAATCACATTCACCGCTGCGCCTGTTGCAGACGAAACGATCACCGTCAACGCCATCGTCTACACCTTCAAGGCGTCGGCATCGACCGCAACCCAGATCACCATCGGAGCCAACGTAACCGCAACGGCGAGCAACGCAGCCAGCAAGATTGAGCTAAACGATCCCGCTGTTAATGCCGTTTCGGTTGCTGGCGTCGTCACGATTTCCGCCGCAAACACGGGAACCTACGGGAACGCAATCACGCTCACGGAAGCCGCGACCAACACCTCGGTTAGCGGCAGCGGCACCTTAACCGGCGGCATCAACAAAGTCGTGATCACCGGCGACGGCGTGGACGCTTTAGGCGATGCTATCCCGACCTGCTCGGCCATCCACGGCGTCCAAGTGACCTGCACCAGCGGATCGGTAACGGCAGTCATCACCACCATCGTCAAGGACACCGTGAGCGTCAGCAACGGCTTCCAGACTTGGAGCGTGCCAGGCCGCACTGACCTGCTTGAAAACCTCGTCATCACCAGCGCAGCGGTCAACACCGTCGCCAAGGTGATCGTTAGGGCGCGTGACTGATTTTGACACCGCCCAAAAGCAAAGGCTGGAATCCATCCTTGCAAACGCAACCCGATTACAATAGTAAAACGCCATGGCAATCACCGCAAATTCCGCCCGCGCCTACACCGGATTGCAGGCCAACGCAGAGCCTACAAGCGAGGGGACGACCGGCACGCTGAGTATCGGGCAGGGAGCGACCGTGACGACGCTACCAACCTCGACACAGGCCGTTGTTTTGGCTGTGGAGGTGGACTCAACTTACACCGTTGCAATTGACCTCACCACATTGATTCCAACGATCACCGGGGCGGGCGTCAACCAGGTCGAGACGGCGACCGCAGCGGGGACGATCACGGCGAGCGGCAACGCGACAGTTATCGTGACTGGCGATGACATCGCCGGAAGCCCGCTGACCGTTTCCGTTGCGGTTCTCAACACCGACACGGCATCGGCGTGGGCGCAAAAAGTGCGAACCGCGCTTGGTGCCGTTTCAGCAATTACCTCGCTCTACACGGTCGGCGGATCGACAACGGCAATCACGTTGACCCGTATTGTCAAACGCTACAACGACTCGACGCTCAACATCAGCCTCAACAACGGCACATGCACCGGCATCACTCCAGCTTTGACCAGCGTCAGCACGACGCCGGGAATCAACCCTGCGAAATGCTCGCGGATCAGCGGAACGACTTACGACGGAGATGATTTTGAGGGAGTCGCATTAGAAGACGCAAACGATTTTCAAGCTTTTGCCGCAAGAGCCACGATAGGAGGCGCGGAAATTTCTACTTTGAAATTCCAAGACGAAATTGCATCTGGAGAAATAATTCAGAAATCAACGACTCAAGTGGCGCTTACATCGATTAGCAGCGGTGACGACATTACGTTTACTGGAATTGGATCGTATGGAAAAACAATCGTCACACTTTTCTTTAACTGATGACGCCCGCATTCTTCACCCTGCCGGAAGCCAAGACGGACAAGACCTGGGACGGCCTGACCGCTTCCCTGTCATCTGACGGCACCACGTTTGACGACAACCTCGCGTCCGTGAAGATGACGTTCAAGCTGGCCGGCGTCGAGTCGCTCACCCTGACAAGCGCAGCGTCGCAAATCACCATCACCGACGCCAACGCGTGGCAGTTTTACGTCAATCCAATCTCCCGCCTCACCCTCGCCGCTGGAGTCCATTCGTGGGCGATTGAGACAACATCGAGCGCATCGCCCGCGAGCATCCAAGATTACATGGTCGGAACCATCACCGTCAAAGCCGACTCGACACCATGAGCGACTACGACCTAATCAACGGCGAGATCATCAACGTGACAATCACGGTTGACGAGGAAACCGTAACTGGAATTATCAACACCGCAGCGCGTGGACCGGCTGGCGCTGATGGTGGCGGGACGAACAGTATCACCTCAGCCACGACCAGCGACGGCACCGCCAACCTCTCGCTGTCCAACGTCACGACGGCGACGGCGACTATTACAGGGATGTCTGTTGCTCCGACAGCCGCGACGACCACCTCGACGACTCAGCTCGCAACAACGGCCTTCGTGCAGCAGGAGCTTGCGTCGGGAGTCGCGGTGGCGAAGAACCTTGAGTTCTTGGCCCACAACGGCACCGGCGTAACCATCACGAAAGGCTCCATCGTTTACATCAACGGAGCGGTCAGCGGCAATCCTCGCATCACGCTCGGGCAGGCAAACAACAACACCAACTCGGCGCGAACGATTGGCTTCGCAAAGGCAGACATTGCGAACGGCGCGAACGGGTTCGTCATCAGCGAAGGCGAGCTTGAGAATGTCAGGACGGCTGACGCAGATGGGATCATCGGCGCGGGCAATCAGATCTACCTATCTCCGACAACTCCAGGCGCGTTCACCAGGACCGAGCCTTCCGCCCCAAATCATCTCGTCTACGTCGGCGTCATCACTCGGGCCAGCACCGGTGTAAATTTGGACGGCAGGATTCTGGTTGGCATCCAGAACGGATACGAACTGAACGAGATTCACGATGTCGCGATCTCCTCGCCTGCCGCGAAGCAGGTGATCAAGCGCAACGCGGGCAACACGCTTTGGATCAATGAAGCCATTGTCAGTGCCGACGTGTCCGACGCGACCAGCGCAGCGACGGCGAACAGGCTGGTGCTGCGGGATGCAAGTGGCGGGACAAATTTTGCGGGCACAGCCATCTTCAACGAGACGCAGATTAGCACTCTCTTTTTCGAGGATTACCAGGCCTCGGTTGGCGCGACCTTTACCTACAGCGGCACCAGCGCGTCGGACCACCGCATCGCCCTCGGCGCAGGCACGACCGGCGCGGAGCTGTTTGGGGCGGCGACTCAGAAATCTGCAAACGAGACAATCGGACGGATTACTAAA